CTTAGACCAGTCACCAGTTTCAACGCCTCTAGTAATAGAATCAATCAACCAACCAACTAGAGCCCCTATGCCGCCACCAACTAGAGCGCCAAGTGGACCACCTGCTATACCACCTATAATAGCTCCTAAGCTGGTAGCTATTGGCAGTGCAACTTTTCCTACATCGGTTAAGCCAAGAGCCTTAGCAATATCATCCCAGAACCAACCTGCTATTGCACCAGCTATTGCACCTATCTTTGCACCAAGAGGACCTCCTAGAACGCCTCCAAGTATGCCGCCAAGTATTGCACCGATACCAGCTGAGGCAAACTTATCTTTTAGTGACCCAACCATGGTATCTACAAAGTTCTTGGCAAAATCTGTAAAGCTTGGCACCTTAGGTACTAGACTACTCGTGTCAATACCAGACATATCAGGCACGTTAGGTATATCTATATTTGTGCCAGTACCAGTGCCAATACCCTTGTCAGTTCCTTCATCAGGCTCATTAAGTTTGAATACCTCATCAAAGGATAGCAGACTCTTAGCAGCCTTTGTAGCTTTACCGGTAGAGTCAGCTAAATCGTCCATAGAATCTTTGGTACCATCAAGAGCTTTGTTGAATTTGTTTATATCTGCCGTTCTTTTCTTTTGGGATGGTAGTAGTACCTTGTCAGGATTTATACCGTTAAATGCTGTAACCTTTTTAAAGACTCCACTAATAGCATTGCTAAGCTTACCAAAGCCACCAGAAAGGCCTACTACTACGCCTACCAGTGTAAGCAATAAAGACCAGAATGGATGAGCAACTACAAAGTTTAGCATGGTAGATAAACCTGCCAGTGCTTTAGAGATTAAGTTTATAACACCAGCTACAACGGCTGAAGCTATAGCCTTTACTTTAAACACTACCCACATTGCTGCGGCCGCAGCTAATGCTGCAGTAAGCCACTTCATTGCTGTGGCATTGCTGGTAATAATGCCAATCAGTGCTGCTAGTGCATTAATAACAGTTATAAGAATAGGCGCAAATGCATTATATACTCTTAGCAATGCCTCAAGTATTGGCTTTAGAAAGCCACCAAGGGCGACAATAAGCCGCAAACTAGCTTGGTGTACCTCCATGATGTTAGCTGCAAACTCTCTCATGGCTCCGCGTAGTTCAGGTGGCACTATGGCTTCAAAGACGCCACCTAAGCCCTTAAGTTCAAATATTTGGCGCATCTTAAACAAAAATTGTTCAAGCACACTTAACATTGACTTAATCTTATTATACACAGGCTCAAAGGCGCCTGAGGCCAGCATAGTAGCATTATCCTTAATGTTACTTACAATGCCCTGCATAGTCTTAGATGATGCATCAACTACACCACCAAATCGTTCAGTCATGCCATCTACAAGTGCATTTATAGCTTTGCTAGCTGGAATACCAATCTTGCCCAAGTTCTGCAATTGTTTCTGAGTAAGGCCTAACTTCTCCTGTAAGATTTGATAGGCAGGAATACCAGCTTCAGCTAGCTGCCTCATCTCCTCATTCATTAGGCGGCCCTTGGTGTAGATTTGGCCTAGTGCTCTAGATACAGACTCAATAACTTGTGGATTGTTTTGCATAGAAGATGCTGCAAGTACACCCTTCATTACATACATTACATTCTTGTACTGAATGCCGTATGCAAGTAGCCTTTTAGCAGCCTCTTCTGACTGCTGAAAAGAAAAAGGTGTAGTAGCTGCGAAGTCTTTCAGTACATTTATAAATTCTGTTGCTAAATCGGTACTGCCAAATAAATTTGAGTAAGCCATTTTAGCATACTCTAATTGTTGGCTAAAGTCCACTACAGCACTAGCACATTGCTTTATTGCATTCATGCCAGTGTAGAAAACTTTAGAGATTAAAATACCTTGAACGATACGTGCTACATCCTTGAACTCTACACCAGATTTCTTTGCTGGTTCTACAAGTCCATCATTAAGTGTACCCCTAAGGTCTGCAGAGAACTTGCTAGTCATAGAAGCTGCCTTACGCATGTTAGAAGCAAAGTTCTGTATATTAAGATTTAAGTGTGCAGTCATATCTGCGAAACTAGCCACTGTAACACCTCCTATTACCAGCCTGGAATTTGGTCTATGTAAGACACAGGTTCATCGTCACCTTCCTGTGGGGATGCACCATACATACGCTGCCGCATATCTTTATGTACAGCAAGTTGCGAAGCAAACATTCTTGGTGTTAAATTCATTACTTCATCATCCGTGTAACGCAACCATACTCTCCCAACATATAAAATATAGGGCCAATCCCAGTCATCATTACTGAATGGATTGGCCCCATCTTTATTGCTGGGAGTTAGACGTTTGGGTCTTGTGTACCATCCCGCACTGTGCCTACAGCCTTAGCAGGGATTGCTTGAGCTTTTTCTGGCTTAGGCATATCTGCTGTAAAGGCACCATCGATGGATGCCATAAGGTTCTGCAGGTACTGAATATCAATAAGATTACCGACTTGCTGTTCTGTGAGGTTTGGGTCTTCCCACATTAGGCCGGCCCAAAGGATGCACCTTACTGCTTTGATACTGTTGTTATCAAGCTGCTTGAATGCTTCCTCAACGGAACCATACCTTTCCTCAAGTTCAGCCATAGCATTGAGCGTAAACTTAACGTGACGCTCAACGCCGTCTGAAAGGGTAATCTTAACTGGTTCTGCCTTTATATCTTTAACATTAGCCATTAAGATACCTCCAATAATAAACGGATTTTAGTTATTATGAGCCAGCGTTAATGTTAGCAGCAATAAGTGTATGTGCAATAAACTTCACTGCCTTATTATCAGCTGTCAATTCGTAGATTGCAACACTGTTACCCTCTACAACACCTGTAATGTTGTTGCCAGAAACGTAGGTTGTGGAGCCTACAATGGCATCTCCAATGTTAGGCGTACTCTGAGTGGAACTACCTACAATGTAGGCAAAGTGGTCGCCATCCCCAACTGTATCAGTTATAGTAGCCTTAGTAGAACCTGCAACTGTGCCGGCTTCAAAGGTTACTGTAAGGGATGGTGCAGGCGTGCCAGATTGTTCCGTAACAGTAATGTTGCCGAAAGTAGCCTTGATTGTAGCTACCAATTCGCCACGGACAAGAGTTTGTGTAACATCAGAGGCATTATCAATGACCTTATCGTCAATCTTTACCTCAGTTATTTTGCCGTCAGTATCAGTAGTGATATTAAGTGCATTCATAATTCATACCTCCTTAGCTTGGCATTTTTACTGTATCAAACCATGTAGACATGGCAGACTCGCTGGCATTAGGCGCATCGCCGTCAAGTTCATACTTCCACATACGGATTGATTTACCATTCACAGAAACTGGGTGATTCAGTTTAACAAACTGACCTTTGATTGTATCAGCCTGAAAACTGATGCTGTCACCCTTTGTTTCATTCTGGTCTTCAGGGTCTGTGAATTTACCCTTATACAACCAAACATAGCGATAATTGCCGTTTGACTTTAATGACCTAAAGCCAATCGCAACGAACGGTGGCACATCTGAGTCGCCGTATACAAGGCCGCCATCACCATCAATTGTGTGGCCGAGCAAATCCGCTTTGTTCTCTGTAGTGAGCTCATTCTTTTTAATTTCAACTTCAATCTTACCAAGCGTTGTAGCAGTTTCCATTGGACCGTCATCTGCAAACAATGTTTCCTGAGAAGCATTCGGGTTAATGTTAACGGACATTACGCCTGGTGCAGACTTAGGTGCGCTATAGGCAGGCGCTGTAGTAGCTGTATCCTCTGTAGTCTGGATAGCATATGCAAGACTGTCACAACCAATTCTTGTAGCCATATTATATTCCTCCTATTCAATAGTAGTCGTTATGCCAATGTTAAAGCAATAAGACACTCTATCATTTTTATCCTGCTCAAGCTTAAACGGAGGCTGCCTAAGGTAGACTTGGCCCCATCTATCAGGCGTAAATGTAACTATGCGGTTATCCGTGCTGAGCAGTTTAAATATTGCTAAAGCTCTTTGTCTTGCTACATCGGCACTTTTATCTCGTGCCACAATTTGTACAGACCTATGAACGCATGGTTCATATGGAACAGCCGGGTCACCTTTGTACTCATGCAGAACTACGAGAGAATCCGGCGACTCTGGTGTAAAGTCTCTAAAGGCATCTATGCCATCACCTTTAACTACACCTTTGCTCATAAGAAATGTTACAATATCAAGCAGTAATGGATTAGGCATACAACGCCTCCTTTCTTAATCACTCATTGACGCCAAGGATTCTTGTGCATACTTAAACACTGTTCTTGAAAAATTTTCTGAAGCATACTGC